TTATTCCACTCCGAGTTATTATTTTCATCCTCCAAACCAAATAAGGTACTAGCACTATCCAGTACCACTAACCGATACTGTGGATGAGTCTTGAGCCAATTAACAATTTTTAACTGATTTTTCCTCTCCGACAAAATGAATGTGTCTCTTGTCTCTAACTGGTATTCGGGGATAGAGAGTACACGGATAGGGTAGTTCTGCCGTCCTAGCCATTCAAATTGGGCAATTCTTTTGAGCATTTCTACTTCTCCTAACTCACCATCTATGTAAAGGCACCCTGTAGGATTTTTTACCTGCCACTCTCCGATCTCTGCTTCCTCACTGGTATAATCCTCCATTCCCAAAATATATGCTGCGGAGATTGTTAGCAGGGATTTACCCGTCCCAAAATTTCCATAAATTACTGTCATTTCACCCTCTCTAAGCCACGGAGCTATAAGAGGCTTGGGAGGCTTCCGCTTTTTATTTCGCATGCCTCTAACTGTCAGAATATAGTTATCCAGTCGCTGATCGTCCGATATCAACGGACGAAAATCCTGAACCATCCGGGAGGCTTCCTCTATTTTCCCGGCTGATATCAGGTCCTGAATGTTTTCAGATAGCAGGGAGTAATGCCTCTCGTTGAAATATCTTTCCGTTTCATCTATCAGAGGCTTGATATCTACCCCTTCCTGAGAATATTGAGAAGACAGGCCTGGAAGGATGTCCTGTTCTATTTCTTCTGCTACTGATTTGGGGAGCCTGGATTCTTTCAACTTGGAGAAGTAAAGAATCTCCATATCTGGACCTGGAGCCTTGTTATACTTATCAAAATATTCCCAAATCCATGTGGACAGGCGTTTTGCCATATCCGATTCCATCAAATCTATATTCCAAATGGCCCGAATCTTTTGACAGTATTCGGTGGAAGTTATGAGCCCAATTAAAATCTTTCGTTCTATCATGGAATATAAATTTCACCTGTTACACAATGATGATATTTACCATCTGGACCTAAATCATACTGAATACCATCATCTATAATGTAAGGTTTCATAAATTTTGTAAAAGGCTTATGCTTATCATCTTTTTTATTATTTCGCTCCCATGTGCGAATGGCAGCATGCCAATCCACCATATGGGTGTTACCCACTTTCCAACCCTTGGACGCATAAAAATCAAAAAAACTTTTTGCATCAACATTATTCTTTCTTTGGAAACAAAATTCTACTATCCATTCCAATTTTGGAGGAATAATATTTTTCTGTTGTTTCTCGCGGGCGGGTACGCCCGCGATAAGTATCCTAGTATTTTTATAGGTTGGATTTGCCAGCGCTGGCTTTTCCAGTTCTGGTGTGAGTCCCATACTTTCTAGGATATGCATATGTTCTTCGATGTTGAAATGATTAGGTTCATCAGTGTATGCCCAAAATATTCCTGCATACTTCTTTGTAACTTTGTCTTGATATCTAACTCTTTTTAAATAACCAAAGGACTCCAACTCGACCAAACCTGCCCTTATGGAGTCCTTTCCCTCTTTCATCATAGTTATTAAAAGTTCCAAGTGTGATTTCCACCCTATTTTGTTGGACAAAAGTATTGCAATAATTACTTTAGCCTTTGCAGAAATTTTCGGATTTCTTAAGAGTTCATTTGGAACCTGAGTAAACTGATGATGATAACTGCAATTAATTGCATCTGGGATGTTAAATTTTACAGATATTCTCTTCATAATCTTAAGGATTAAAAAAGAACTTGAAGATTTCGGTGACGGTCACACCTACTCTCTTCAAGCTCTCCAACTAAAAACCTTAAAAAAATGCCGGGTAAAATTTCTGACACGATGAGTCTCAAACAAGTTCCCGGTATATCATAGCTGACCGTCACTTTTAATTTCCTCCGCTAAATTAATTACTTATTTCCGAATAAAAAAATTTATTTATTACTTTGTTATACGTCAGTTAGTTAAGAATTGTACTCTGTATCTCCCCAACGTATACATTGTTATGAAATTCGTGTATGGTTATTACGAATTCAGGGCATTGACTCCTGCGTAAATAGAACCAGCGTTGATCTTCTGCGTCGTCAATATCGGGAGTAACAAATTCGTTTCCGTCCTCTTCTACTAGGTATGTATCATACCGCTTGTCAAATAGTTTGTATGTCTTCATTTGTCCTCTATTATTTTTAAGTTTGTCATGACAATATCTAAATAAGCCCCACAATCGAATCGTACAGCTCCGAAACGATCATAACATCTCCCATACGTACCTACTGCTACATCAGGTATTAGTGTACCTTCTTGACCTATCGTCAGTTTTGGATGATATTTAGTTAAATCTACTAACAATTTAACTCTTTTTCGCTTTCCGTAATACATTTTACTTTATGATTTGTTTTATTAAATAGTTTGCATCTTCCTGTTTCATTCCTCCAGGGTCCCCAACGATGGGAACGTGAAAGGCATCTACTCCTCTGAATCGAAGATCGGCCACTAATTTCTTCGCCTGAACGACGGCTTGAGGATCATCATCATACACTACTGCTACTCTCTTAAAGGTTTTTGCAATAATTCTGACTTGTTGAGGAATGTATTTTATTCCAAATGTTGCAAAGCTATTTACTCCTAATCTCCATACGTCAGTCGGTCCTTCTACACATATTCCAATATCTTTCCAGTACTCTTGCCTACCATAAATTATTTCCTTATGATGTATCAGTTCTCTGTCTTTGGGACAGGTAATATAACGTAATGGATGTTTATTAGTAATATCTCTTGATGTAAAGGATACTTCTTTTTGATCCCATACGATTGGAATAATGATACGATGTTTAAAATCTAATCCATCTAGTTTACTGATAGGACCTGTTCCAACAAGGTTCCAAAGCTTGCCTAATTCATCCGGGTCAAATCCTCTTCTGATAAGATATTGTCTATGGTTTGATCCCATTGGTTCTGTATAAGAAGGCATACGATGTGCCTTTATCCTAACCGTCGCTTCAGAGGATGGTCGGGACTTGGGGACTGTAAGGCCATACTGCTTTATAAACTTGCGGACTTCCGGTTCAGAAATATTTGTTAGCTTGGAGATAGTCTGAATTATCGGATGCCATCCACATCGCCAACAGTAATAGTAATTTCCGTCCAGGTCAAATCCTAGATGATAACCGGGATTCCCCGTACAAAAAGGACAAGAGGCGTTGATCCACCCCGGACGAGCATGGCGATGCCCTTCTGAAGCGTAATCAACGCCAAAGTCCCTATACAGTCGCTCGATATCCATTAAAACCTATACAGAGAATCTGATTGCTGAAGGTTTCTCAAGCGACATACGGAAGCCGTACCAAACGTTCCTACAGGCTCCAACCACAATTCGATTGTAGTTTTTGAAGAGTCTTCATATCCGAATATCTCGAACATCTTGCGAACGGTTTCGGTACATGAATAAGCTACTGAATTTTTACGGGGGGATTTGTCCCTCTTCTTGAAGCGTGGAGCGTTTTTAGGAGGGTTAAACAGGATGAAAGTACTTTGATTATCTTTCACCTGCATAGCTATCTCTGTTCCGTTAAGTTCCATTTTGTCCAACCATTTCTGGCTTATGAACAAAATTCCACCTGATGCCGTATCCTTATTTGAAAGGTAAATGGAAGCAGGAGTTCTCATTTCTCCTCTGCGTGAAGCAGTAGGTTTTTCATAATCAAAATTGAAATCAATTGGTAAGTTTGACATTTTTAATAGTTTTTAGTTAATATCTCGACCAAAATTCTCAGGGATTTTTCCCCATTTAACGTACAAAATTCCTTTAAAATCTCCGTCATCTGAAGTTTCAACATATCCTTTCTTACATAAGGAACTAATAACTCCAGAAGTAGTTCTTGGGGGCCATCTTAAAGCTCTTGTGATATCAGCTCCGTCTATACATGAATACCCAGGCTCCCCTTCTCTCCATGTAGATAACATTTTACAAAGAGCATCTAAAGCTTGATTTTCCAATGTAGTGAGTTCTTTGATAATTTCCATTTCTTTAAAGTTTTTAGTTATTATACAAATAAAAATTATTTCGAGTATGCATTTTTTAAATTACGCATTGCAACTCTAACGTCTTTCAATGTCCAATCGCTCTTTAAAAGCCTGTACCTTAACAGTAAACGGGCGTTGAGAGGATCCAAACACGAAAACTCTTCAGGGTGTTTTAATACTTCTTCAGCGGCCTTTTGAGCCGTGGATGATAGACCTTCCCAATAGGGAGAACCCGTTTGACTCCAACTTTTTATGGAGTCGATGGATTCTAAAGGTTCTGAATTCTTTTTCTCTTTCCGGATGTACAGTATCAATTCGTTTTTTACGAAGTTCCATACATACGTTGAAAGGGAAACTTTTTTAGATGGGTCATAAGATTTCAAGGCTCGTAAGTAATGATACGCAGCTTCTTGAAAAAGATCGTCCCAGTCAATCCCAGTAGAGTTATGAAAAGACCAAGCGATCTTCCGAATGAGATTAATATGTTCCATCTTTCTTTTGAGTATTACGCCTGTCTCTTATCTGACGTCGGTCAATATACTCATCTATTACATGTGACACGTCATTTAATTCATGCCATATGTAATTTATTTCCTCCTGATTAAGAAGATTATGCTCTATCATTCCTTTAATCAGGTCTAGCTTGTCGAAACAAAGTAATTTTGTGTAGTCCATAACTTTTTTCTAATTAGCAAATCTGACAAATTCCTTCGCTTGAAACCGGGTTATCATATCAGCTTTCATCATTTTAGTAGCTATACTTGCCCGATCTTCAGGATGTACGTACCGTAACAGGATAACATTATCCATGTTCCGTATTGCTTGGATCCAATCCAATCTCAATTGAGTGGGAGTAATCTCACTCTTAAGCATAGTTCTGTCGCACGGGATTCCGGTATGGTATCCACGCACATTGCCTTCGGCTTCTCTTCTGATGTTAATCTGTTCTGTCGTCATAATATTTGTTTATTAATTCGGTTAATAAAGATTCTTGAGGGGTATCCCGTCCATCTAGAACGGCGTTGAGTACTTTCTTTTTCGCATCTAGTAATTCCGCCATTTCATATTCAATCGTATCCGTGGCTAGAAGATAATGCACAGTTACATTATCTTTCTGTCCGATACGATGACATCGGTCTTCGGCCTGAGCTAATTCACCTGGAGTCCAGGGTAATTCAAGGAAGCATACGTTTGAGGCCGCAGTCAGATCCAATCCAACGCCAGCAGCCTGAATGTTTCCTACAAATAATCGGACCTTTGGATCTGTTTGAAACTTCTGAACAGCGTCATGTCTCTTTTCCATTGGAACTGAACCATCTATCTTAACAGCTACATTTTTGAAAGCTTCCATGATAGCATCTATGGCGAACTTATGAATAGCAAATAAGACTAACTTTTCGTTGTTTTCAAAATAATCTTCGATCCATCCTATTACCTGGGCTAACTTTCCCTTAACAGCAACCTGTCTCAGTGTCGCTATTCGAGTAATTATTTCAGCGTTGCGGGCACGATGGGCTGCGGATTGACCACGAGTGGATGAAATGAATTGAATAAAGTGGTTTTTAGCGAATCTGTATTCAGCTTCATTATCCAACGTTAAAGGAACATATGAATACATCTTCGGAGGTAGTTCAGTGAGAACTTCCGATTTCAACCTTCTTATCATTATGGTAGATGTCAATCTCTCGTGTAACTCCTTTGTATGAGTCGCTCCGGTGAAGTTCCATCCAAATCCATCATAATAGGCTCCGCAGTAACGCTGTGCAAACTTCCAGGCATCTGGAAACAATAAGGGAGAAATAATTTTGATAGCATTATACGCCTCAATAGGCCGGTTTACGATAGGAGTCCCACTCAATGCTATCACATGCGGGATTCCTTTACTTAACATCTTAATTGCCTTTGTTCTTTTAGCCTTATTACTCTTGTAATAATGACATTCATCAGTAATTAAGACCTGTGGATTTAATAGTTTTAATTGTTCCAACCAATAAAATACAATATCGTAGTTGATTATTACGATATTTCCTTTGATCCTATAAGGATGAGTACCTGATAGTACCTCCACCTTTGGATTTGGTAACCAGTTTAGTACTTCCTGTTTCCATTTAAGCTTGATAGAAGCAGGAACTGTAATGATTACCGGACGCTTATGAGGATGTAACTGAATCCATCCCAAAGCCTGAACAGTTTTCCCCAAACCCATTTCGTCGGCAACTAATGTTCTTCCTCCGCATTGTTCGATGAAGGATACCCCTTTCTTTTGAAAGGGAAACAATTCACGTTTTAGTCCCGGAATCTTTACATTCTTTACCTCTAATTGGATTTGTTTTTCCTGAACCTGATGAAGTATTTTTAAAAGAGCTTCATCTAATTCAAACTCCCAATCTTTTAGGTTTTGCAACGTACCTACATGAAGTGGAGCGGTCCAGTACTTTCCGTCAGGGAAATATTTCCGACCAGATATGGTTCTCACTTTCTCCAATGTAGGAATTTCGAAAGTGAAGAGTATCTTAATCAGATCATTTCCCTTCTTGTCTGTTACGAGTGTCGCTGTTTTCACGTTCACGGCATTTTATAAGGTTTTTAAAGATAGATAAAATATTTTATAAATAAAAATATATTTATAATTAAGTCATTGTCAAGTTTTTAGAAGGCTTTTTATTTCAACGAAATTTTCACCCGAAAATTATATAATGCAATTTATACAGATGATAGTACCTCGTTTCTCTTTTTACTATGTAGTGTTGAATATTAAAGTGAGGATATAGTAAGCTCCCGGTTGAATTATTGAGATTCAACTTCAATGTGTAAAAAAGGCAATAGCAAACCCCTTCACAGAAGGGACTTGCTACCGTGTTAAATCAATGTATAGTTTGCCTATTGGAATGGAGAGTGAAATCTTTCCATTCGGCAAACTCAATGTAGATTTTTATCTAATCAATAATACCTATTATCCCAATCTTTTGAGTAATTGGTATGAGAGGGGACTGAATATGCACAATAATCACAATTCAGTTTTAAACAATCCTGACAAACATATGATTCCGGATTGAGAGGAACATTACCACCTTCAGAACGTGCGATATTAAGGTATTTTCTATTACCATACGCATTTGCTGAGGTGATCGCCGCACCTGAATACTTTTTATACACCGGTTTTTCATAGTTATGTTGATATGTCTTTGTAAGGGTAAGACATATTTCCATTACGGCATTAAAGGTTTTTTCCAAGTGAGGTAAGTAAGTGACTTCACGGTCTGAATGAGGGGTATAATATCCACAGGAAAGATTACAACATGAAACTCTTAATCCTTCCTCCTTCAACGCCATCACATCTGTAAGCATCCCAGTAGTTTCGTTGAATCCATACCCTTTGAGAATGGTTCCAGCGTCCTTCTTGAATTCTTTACTTGCTAGTTTTATTCCTGAAATGGAAGTTACGAAATCATCGCTTCCACGACGATCACATTGGATGACATATCGTACATTCTTCAACCATTTCTTTGTATTCACGTTGTAAGCTCCTACTGCTCCAATTTCCTCTTCTACAGTGAAGAGTAGTTTTACAGCTGGAAGTACATCCAACGCTTTCAAAGCTATGAAAATGCCGTTTTTGTCATCAGCTCCACTTCCTACAACTCCCATTCTTGACGGAGAGAAACAGAACATGAAATCTTTATATTCTATCACTTCCTTGTCTAAAATAGCAGGGTGTACCTCATCCATATGAGCACATATACAAGGATATGTATCCGCCTCACCAGAAGTAACAAGGATGTTACCTCTCTTATCCATATCCATAGTACATTTTGGAACGTTCGGCAAACCTTCCCTTTGTTCGATGTAAGACATTATGAAGTCTTGCATATCATCTTCGATACCTGATTTCGAATTGATCTTATACAGTTGTCTTAACAATGTTGTATCCATATTAAGCCTCCTCCATAACTAATTCACTAACCAAAGTTTCGATAGAATCAAAGGAAGGTTTGGGTAGAATCACTTCCACGTTGACCTTTCCTTTACCACGGATGTAAGTGGTAACAATATTGAGATGAGCTACTGCTTCTGCTCTTTTAACCCGACGGGTTCCATTGATATCATAGTATTCCACTACTCCATCCCTGTAAACCCAGGTTGAATTTCCTGTTTCTTCATCTGGTATTTCAATAGCACAAACATCACATCCCCAATTATCGCCGTTTTCAGTGTCAACAGTAAAGGTGCTTCTCACAAAAGATCCACAGTGAGGGCAGGTTTTAAAATCTTCAAAAGCATGACCTCCAGAATCAGTTAAATCAATAGAGTATGATTCACTGACTCCTGAACTCCCAAGCCGACGTATTTCACAAAACAGATATGTGAATGTATCCATATAAGGTGAATACTCATTGAGACATTCTATCTCTTTGTCCCATACAAAATGCTTTGAAACTACCTCTCCCATCGGAGAAATCAGTGTATTGCTACGACTGCTCTGCTCTGATTTGTAGAAGTAACCTTGTTCTCTTGCCCATTCTTTCATTAGAGCTATTGAAGCTTCATCTCCATAAATACGATCCAAGAGAGTGAATGGCGAACCAATTCTCATGATTCTCTTATCGTCCATCCTCTTGACAAAATAGCAATTTTCCCAAAGCAAAGCTCTGGCATGAAGATTCCCATTGCGGGGATTCTTTATGTATGCTATTTTTGTACCTATCATGGAGTACCATTCATATCCTTCACTACACCTGTGATCACTTTCAGGACGCATACAACTGCTTCCCAAAGTTCCACAATTTTCTGCTGTAGGAGTATTATACACTGAAGAGGGGTCATCACTGATCTGAATACAATCCTGATATGCTGTACTTTTTACTATTCCACTCTTGATTTCAAGAAAGGATGTAAGCAATTTAGCATTTTTAGGAGCTAACCAGTTATCAACCATTTCTCCATCCAGTGTAAGATAGGCGGCTTCAGTCTCCAATAACATCTTAATGAATTTTCCTGCCTTGTATGTCAATCGGCCTTCACGAGACCAGCTACCACTATTGGTCCGGGCAAGAGGAATGTTATTGGGATAATAACTGATTTCTCCTTTCCGAAGATCAAAGTGGTGACCATTTATACGCATATTGGACAGAAATTCGATGTCCTCTTCCATCTTTGTAACCCGGAGCATAAACAATTCCATTCTATGCTCTTTTACATATTCTGGATCAGTCACAGCTTTAAGCAATCTCCTGCTCATTACGTTCAAATGAGTTTCTGATGAAAGTATAACTGCGAAGATTGTTTCAGTTGAGAGTCTCCAGGAATAAGACATTCCAAAGAGTTGTGGACATGCAGCTCCATTAAGTTCATTCTGGCAAGCAAACAGGAACCCTCTGTAGAATGAAAAAGTGCAGGACACTTTACGGCTATCTTCACCAATGTTTAGTGATATAGCTCCAAGTGTACCGTGAAGAGATTGTTTCTGTTCATCTGTAAGCTTATCTACAGACATGCTAGTGACGTTACTTTTGATACTAATTTCGTTCATCTTTTTTAAGGTTTTGTTGTTAATGATTAATAATTGTTAATAGCACAAATCTCCTGCCACTCATCGTGACGTTGTTTCCAGAAAGCTCTGCCTGGGGTTAAATCAGTCCAGAAAAAACACATAGTGGTCCAATCAGGAACATAAGATCGACCTAAACAAAAATCCCTTATTGGATCTTCACTGAATCGGAGTTGAGGGTGTCTCCTGCAAACTCCGTTCATAAAAGCTTCCAAAGCATTACACTGCTTCAAAAACTCTTTCAGGGCATTAATCTTCTCTTCCATCGGTCAGCGTTTGATACTTTTCAGTCCATTCCTGATCTATCTCATACCATTTGTACTGACCAAGGGGGGATGCACTCCATCCCAATCCATAGTCAATCCATTTGTGAGCGACAGTTGGTCTGTAGAAACAAAAGTCTCTGATGGGGTCACTTGAAGTATACAGATTTTCATATTTCCGCAATACTCCATTGAGAAAGGCTTCAAGAAGGTTTCGCTCCTTGAGGAACTTCTTGAACTCTCGAACAAGTTCATCCATTTCCATTTTTCATTTGTTTTTTAAGGTTTTTGTTGAAACTAAAATAGTCATCTGGTTAATGACTTTGAGCCTCAAGAGGGATTCGAACCCTCTTGTTATTGCTCCACTAGCGTTGAGGCTAATTTACTTTCGTGATCCTCCAGTAAACAAAAAGCAGAATAAGCATAACAACCATGGAAATGATCACTCCGTATGCCAACGCTTCAGTAGGTCTCAATAGGAGACCCATAGTACATCCAGCCATTGCCAGAATTGCCATGAAAACAAGCAAATCAATCAGTTTTTTCATTTCTTTAAGGTTTTGTTAATGATTAAATGCGGAACTTGTCAATAAGTTTTCTGAGTTCAAAGGAGAACTGGTCGATGTCATCTCCGCTGATAACACAAACGATTTCACCTCCGATACGCACTTCAGTGTCCATCATTTCCCGACGGGCACGATTGCATTCCGACCTGATTTCAACGACCGTGTTGCCAAGTGGGAATTTGCTAGTAATGATTTCAACGTTCGCCATAGCACTTTTTAATTAAGGAAAAACCACCCGATAATTAAAGCTATTGATTTACTGATACGAATGAAGAACCTGATTGGGTTTCTCCTTCGCCTGTTTTCCCGGTTCAATTTCCGGATTGCTTCGTCCATCTTATGGATTCCGTGTAGGTCCATGTAATTTTCGATGTCGTCAAGTGGCCATTCTCCCTTCGGAGTGCGAACCATTACCTGTTGTTTCATCCTTTTAAGGTTTTCAAGATTTCTTTGTAAAGCACATCAACATGATTGTCATACTTTCCTTTTGTCCATTGCTGAAAAAGGAATTTCAACCGCTGATTGTTTTTAGTAGTTGAAGAGGAGGCTTTCGCCTGTGAGTACACGGATGAAGGTATTTCTACAAATTCATCCAATAGCATAAGAAAGTCATACACTGACCATCCATACTTGTTTTTAAAATCATTCATCTGTTCATCTTTTTTAGTATCAATTATAAACTCAGAATCTCTTTATTTAAGGCAATAAAAAAACCGCTCCCACGCATAGGAGCGGTTCATTTTAGCGGTATCAGATTACCATTTCGGCCTCAGAGCAATACCAGCATTTGACGTACCGGCGAAAAGCATCCTGTAATCCGTCAGATGAAGGGAAAGCTTTGAAAAGCTTGTTTACGGTCCCGTTCCATTTTAACTGTCGGCGACCTTTTCCATTATCAACGATAGCCGCATCGCTGATATGGACGTGCGTTCCCCTAACAATCATAGACACTACCAGGTTACGGTCCGGGAATGAAACCCGGAAAGTGGTAGGACGACGTTGAATTTCGATTGTATGAACAATCGGAGCTGAGAAACGGAATTGATTTTTCATCTTGATAAGGTTTTTAGTTATACAATAGAAATAAAAGAAAATTCACCCGAAAATTGGACAAAGCGGATTTACGTATTCACTCACCCATTGCACTCCCTTCTATGAGCGAGTGTACGGATGTCTTTGAATACAGGTCTGTTGAATTCTTTAATATTTGGTATCTTTGTCTGTAAAACTGCTAAATATTTAGGTATCCGATATAAAAAAAGAGATCACCGGATGATCTCTAATTTTGATGACGGACGGGCAAAAAAAAAGAGTCACTTGGACTCTTTTTTCAGTTGGCTTACTTCTTTGCCGGCTGTTCATAGTATTTCAGGAACCGTGTGGCATAAAGGAAATTCCACTTGCTTTCCTTCAGGTTTGAGGATGCTCCGGTTTTTTCGGAGTAAATTTTGTCTGCCAGTGCGATAACTTTTTCACTAGCTGCGGCAAGTTTTTCCGGGTGACCGGAGAGTTTCAGCTGCCGGATTGCCAACGCGACTGCGCCGGCACGGGCAAATTCGAACGTGCTCAGCAGTTTCTTTTCTTTCTTTGCCGGTTTTTTCCCAGCTGCCGGTTTGTTTTTAACCGGAGTGGCGGCAGTTTCGGATACGTTTACACTGCTCTCAGCGGCAGTTTCGTTCGGATTAGTAACGGTTTTGCTCATCTTAATAAGGTTTTTTAGTTATGAAGGTAAATATTACCTCCTGTAATACGGGAGTTAATAAGGTATAACAGGACGGGCAAAAAAAAAGAGGTACACTTGCGCATACCTCTTCAGATACCTTAAAAAAGATACAAACCT